AAAAAACAGGGCTTGACAATGCTGAAAATGAAAAAGGCCCCCTTGTCTTAAAACACAAAAGAGCCACCTACCAAAATATTTTCAAAACAAGGCTTGCTAATACTCAATAGATCTTGACAAACCGTCTCTTAGTATATCTTCTTATATGTATCTTTAAAGGATAATCTTCTAATAGTAGATCTTTAAAAGATAAACTATAAGAGATATCTCTAAGAACTACTACAGAGACCCTATATAGATCTCCATCGTCCTATCTAGAGCGTTAGTGTACCATATCTTCTTGTCTTTGTAAAGGGCTTTTGCTAAAATTTTCAAAGACCTAAGTATTGAAAGGACTTTAAAAGTACATGAACGACACTACAGATAGTGGTAATAAGGACAATCAAGAAGAAAAGACTATAGATGTAGTACCAATTGTCCCTAAAAGGGGGCGTGGGCGACCCAAGAAGATCAGAAAGACAGTGGAAGAACTGCTTTTGGAGGCTTCGGAAAGGCTTCAACGTCCAGTTGGTGGTGTGTCGGCTCCGTCAATAGCCTCTAAAACGCCAGAAAAGGCCCCTCAGAGCGTCGAAGAGGTTCCTGCTGATATCCAGCTAGCCTACGAGACCATTCAACGCTCCTTGAGGGTCATAGCAAGCAGGAGGGCAAACAGGGATTTCCTGACCTACATCCGGATGATGGCTCCAAAAGTGGTTGACGGGTTCAAGATGGGGCGTCACATTGAGGTCATTGCCCAGAAGTTGCAGATGGTGGTTGATGGAAAGATCAAGAGGTTGATGGTCTTCCTTCCACCACGCTCAAGCAAGTCGGTAATCTGCTCAAAGTTGTTCCCTTCGTGGTACATAGGCAGGAATCCGAAGCACGAAATCATGACAATCAGCCACTCGGACCAGTTGGCAAGTGATTTTGGTCGGTCTGTCCGTGACATTGTCGATATGCCAGAGTTCACGACTGTCTTCAATGGTGTCCAGCTAAGGCAGGACGTACGAGCATCCGGCAAGTGGATGACAAACAAGAATGGATCCTACTACGCTGCTGGTGTCCGAAGCCAGATCGCGGGTAGAGGCGCACATATCGCCATATTGGACGATGCCATGTCGGAAGAAGATGCCATTTCTTCGGCTGGTCGCAAGTACATCAAGGAATGGTGGCCTAGCGGCTTGCGTACTCGTCTGATGCCTAATGGGTCGATCATCATCATCAACACCAGATACCACCACGATGACCTCTGTGGATGGCTTCTGAGACAGGAAGAAAAGATGGATATCCCATTTTCCAAAAGATGGGATGTCATCCGTATTCCAGCGTGGCTGGATAGGCACTCGGCAAAGTTGCTGGATCTTCCGGAGGGTTCAAGCTACTTTCCAGAGTGGAAACCAGATGAAGTACTGGCATTGGACGAGCAGGAGATCCGTGCAACCAACGGTAGTAGGTACTGGGAAAGCCTTTACATGCAGAACCCGATGCCGGACGAAGGCGGCATCATCAAGAAGAACTGGATCACTTGGTGGGAGGGTCATGAACCACCACGATGTGACTTCATCATCCAGACCTACGACACTGCATTTTCTACAAGGACAACGGCAGACTACAGCGTTATCCAGACATGGGGCATCTTCAACAACATTGACACAAATGAATTGAATGGTGTAGAGACGGTAACGTCAAACTTGATCCTATTGGGTAACATGAAGGGTAGATACGAGTATCCTGAACTTCGTAGGATTGCGGCTCAAGAGTATAGAAAGCATAGACCAGATATCTGCATTGTCGAAAAGAAGGCTAGTGGTCAATCTCTGATTCAGGACATGAGAAAGTCTGGATTGCCAGTATTGGAATACACACCAGACAAGGACAAGGTATCCCGTGTCTACTCTGCATCACCAATGTTTGAGTCAAGGCGTGTGTGGCTGCCAAAGGATCGTAGTTGGTCAAATGACTTGTTTGAAGAGTTGATTGGATTTCCATACGCACAGCACGATGACCAAGTCGATGCATGCATAATGGCAGTACACTACGTAAAGGAAAGCTGGCGTCTTCTTCATCCAGAAGACAAGAAGTGGCTTGATGATGAAGATCGTCGCAAGACCAAGCGAGTTGCGTACTGGCGTGTTTGATGATATTCTCTATTAAAAGGAAACCTTTGTGTAAATGAGTGCTTTGACTGATATTTTGCAGATGGTTGTAAAAGGTCTTCCAAAGACTGCTGCAAGGGAATCTTCTAAAAGTGGAATTGAAGGTTTAGAACAGATTGCCAAGAGAACACTAAAGACTGAAGGCGACGATACTGGAAAGATCCTTCAAAGAGAAGCAGTATCCAATATAGCTGAAACAGAAGCTAGACAAATTCCACTGATTGACTATCCAATGCCAAAGCAAGAATGGTGGCAGGATGAACTTGAGAGAACTGGAAAGATAACACTTTGGCACGGTACTGATAAACGAAATCTACCAAGTATTCAGAAAAGCGGAATTCTTCCAGATAGCAATAACAAGACATACGCATCTCTAGACCCAGATACTGGATTTGGTTATGGTCAGATGGCTAGAGGAGAAAAAGCTTTCTTGCAGGATGCAAAGAAAGGTAAAGCCAAGAATAATCCATTTGAAGATAGGGCACTACTTCAACTAGAAATTCCAAAAGAGTACTTTGAAAAATACTTGGCTGATCAAAGAAGCAACTTTAGTGTTGATCGTCTTCTATCTCCAAATGCAAGAGAAAAGTTCCGACCATATGATTTTGATCTTAATCAACCATACTACGCACTGACGGAACTAAGGTTTAATGGACCAATTCCACCAGAATTCATTGTTGGATGGACGCAACGTCCAGATAGAAAGTTAATGAAGAAAGTTACTGAGAAATCTTCTGGTGGATCAATAGTAGTTAAAAATCCATATCGTCGATAAGTAAAAGGGAAAGAAAGAACACATGGCTGTAGAGCGTAATCCTTTTGATAAGATGGAAGATACTGCTGAACCAAAGATTGAAATCGAGCAGACTGATTTCAGCGGTTCAGAGACTTCCATTGAAGTTGACCCAATCAGCGGAGAAGTTACCGTCGAATTTGAATCCTCTGAAATGGAGGACGAAGACTCCAATGGTATGGAAGACGAAGAGGATTTCTACAGGAACCTAGCTGACGATCTGGATGATCAGCTACTTAATGAAATCTCAAGCATGGTATTTGACCACTTTGAAGCCGACAAGCAGTCAAGGGCTGAGTGGGAAAGCATGTTTGAGAGAGGTTTTGATCTTCTCGGTCTAAAGCTTGAGGAGACATCAGAGCCATTTGAAGGTGCTTGCACGGCAGTACATCCTGTCCTAATTGAGTCAGCAGTCAAGTTCCAGTCAAAGGCTACTCAGGAACTCTTTCCTCCTGCTGGTCCAATTAAGACGCAGATTTTGGGTGAGTTTAGTGTTGAGCGTGAAAACCAAGCCAAGCGCATCAAGGATTTCATGAACTACCAGATCACTGAACTCATGCCAGAATACTTTGATGAGTTTGAGCGGATGCTATTCCATCTGCCACTTATCGGATCTGCATTCAAGAAAATCTACTTTGACGAAAACCTTAACAGGCCAGTTTCAGAGTTTGTCCCTATTGATCAGTTCTACGTGTCCTACAATGCAACTGATCTTCGTAGGGCAGATCGCTACACCCATGTAATCTACTACAGTCCAGTAGAGATGATCAGAGCAGTTTCATCCGGTAGGTTTCGCGATGTAAACCTGACTGATGCTCCAATGCCAAAGCAGACAACTATTGGTCAGAAGATTGATTCGATCATGGGCATGTCTCCATCACTTAGCATGGATCCCCAGTACACGGTACTGGAGCATCACTGCTATCTGGAGCTACCAAAAAAGTTTATTCCAAAGGGTCATAACGAAATGGTTCCACTTCCGTATATCATTACGGTAGAGGATGAAAGCAGGAAGGTCTTGTCTATCCGCAGGAACTACGACAAAGATGACAAGCGCAAGGAAAAGAAGATCTACTTTACGCACTACAAGTTTGTACCGGGTTTCGGATTCTACGGATTAGGTCTTATCCATTTTCTTGGAAACATGACGCTGACGGCTACTGCCGCAATGCGTAGTCTTGTCGATGCCGGTCAGTTTGCAAATCTAGCTGGTGGTTTCAAGGCAAAGGGTGTTCGTATTGTAGGAGACAACAATCCTATTGCACCCGGTGAATGGAAGGAAGTTGAGGCAGTCGGTAATGATCTGACAAAGATGATCATTCCACTACCATACAAGGAGCCTTCCCAGACACTATTCCAGATGCTCCAGTTCATCAGTGCAGCAGCCCAGAAGTTTGCCGACACGACTGAACAGGTAATCTCGGAAGCTGGTAACTACGGTCCTGTTGGTACTACGATGGCTCTACTGGAGGCTTCAAGCAAGTTCTTCAGTGCAATCCACAAGCGTCTGCACAAGGCACAGAAGGAAGAGTTCAAACTTCTAGCTCGCATCAACTACGAGTATCTTCCAGAAGAGAGCGGCTTGGATGTTCCAGACGGAACACTTGTCATTTTCCGTTCTGACTTTGATGGCAAGATTGACGTAGTCCCAGTATCTGATCCAAACATCCCATCAAATGCACACAGGATGATGATGGCTCAGATGGCGATGAACCTTGCACAGTCATCTCCACCCGGCATGTTTGACATGGAGGTTCTTAACAGGACAATCCTACAGGCAGCAAACATTCCAAATCTGGACAAGATCATGCCACGCAAGGTGGAGCCGGTTCCTCTTGATCCGGTCTCGGATATCGCTGCTGCCGTCAAGGGTTTGCCAATCAGGGCATTTGTTGGTCAAAACCACGACGCACACGTTCAAGCCAAGATGATGTACTTGCAGGATCCAATGAATGGAGCAAGTCCGATCATGCAGCGTGTTGCCCCAATCCTACAGGCCAACATCCAAGAACACATGGTCATGAAGTACCAAGAGCAAGTCAATGGCGTTGCTCGACAGATGATGCAAGCTGCACAGCAGACTGGACAGATCAACGCAAATGATCCTCAAGTCATCGAAATGGTAATGGCTCAAGCTGCCCAGCAAGTCATGCAAGCTAACGCTGCAATGGCTCAGATGCAGCAGACAAATACTCCAGAAGCCCAGATGGTCCAGCTAGAAGCACAGCGTCTCCAGATTGAGCAGGGCAAGGTACAGGCCCAGCTAGCAAAGGAAAGCGTTGATGCCGCAATGCGTAACAGGGAGCTTGATCTCAAGGAAACTGCAATGCGGATTGACATGATGAAGGAAGGCATCAAGACAAGCACTGCGATCAACGAAAAGGAAAAGGATCGCAGCAACAAGAAGGCTATTGTTGCCCTTCAAGCAATCATGGATCTAGCCAAGACACAGCAAGGGATTGAAAAGGACAAGGCACTAAAGGCTGCCGATATCCTTTCCCAGATCCTTCAGCAGGATAAGTCACAATCAAAGATGCAGTGATAAAGATATAAAGATATGGTTATATGGGATGAAATGCTTGTTGGGTTGAACAAGCAAATAGGCGAGCTTACAAAATTCCTTGTCTCTGGTCAAGCTTCAGATTATGCTTCCTATCGTGAAGTTGTCGGTAAAATCGAAGGTATCGAAATAGCAAAACAAACTCTTCATCACATAGTAAAGTCTCGGCTTTATGACCAAGATGATGAAGATGAAACCGACAATCAAACCAATAAGCGCCGCTAGCGCGGCAGAAAGAAAGGAAGATAATCCAAGACATGTTTAATGTTCAAATGGACAAGGCTATTGACAATGGTGAGTGGATTACGGATGAAGGTGTAAAGCTTAACAAGAAGGATCTACCAACGCTGCCAGCATATCACGTTCTTATTCGTCCAGTTTCAATCCGAGCCAAGACAAAGGGTGGAGTATACCTACCAGATAAGGTAAAGGATGATGTTGCTTATCTAACTACGATTGGCAAGGTTCTGAAGATTGGCGAAATTGCGTACAAGGATACTACAAAGTTCCCGAATGGCCCTTGGTGTTCTGAGGGTGACTATGTGTGCTACGGAAAGCATATCGGCCAGAAGTTTGTATTCAAGGGTGTAAAGCTTCTTCTAGTCTACGATGACCAGATCATCATGAAGCTTGACAATCCAAAGGATCTAGATACGACGTATAATCTCTCCAACTAATAGTTTAACTAGCGGGTTTTGCATAGCAACATCTAGTATGTTACTATGTAACCCATCTCAACGTAATCGTTAGTTTCGTAACTAGCGCGTGTTTGAAAGGAAACAAAATGGCTAATGACAAGGTTGACAATGGTTGGTCAACTATTGATCTGTCTGCGGATGGTGCGGGCAAGAAGGTAGAGTTTGAAATCGAAGGTCAGGAAGACAAGTCTAATGAGCAAAAGAAAGCCCAGACTGCTCCTGAAGCGAACATTGAAACGACACGAACTGAGGAATCTTCGGATACAAGGTCCAATAATGACACATCAGCAGTTGGAAATCAATCAGAAGCCCAGCCTAATCCAGAAGCTAAGGAACTGGAAGGCATCGAAACTCGCGGCGCTCAAAAGCGTATTCGCCAGCTTATCAAGCAGCGTAAGGAACGTGAAGAAGAGATTTCTAGGCTTCGTGACGAGGTCGAAAAGCTAAGGACTTCCGTACAGGTTCGTGAAAAGGAGCTTTCAACCAGTATCAAGAGTACGATTGAAAGCACCGAAAGCCAGCTAAAGACACGAATTGATTCTGCCAAGGATCTATTCAAGCGGGCAGCAGAGAGTTCCGACACGGATGGCATGCTAAAGGCTCAAGAGGAAATGAGCCGAGCTTATGCCGAGATGACTCAGGTTCGTCAGCGTCGTCAGGATCTAGAGGAATACACAAGCCGTCTTGAGGCTCAACAGACAAAGGAAGCTCCTGCTCAGAATCAGCAGAAGCAGGGTCAGTACGATCCAAAGGCTATTCAGTGGGCATCCAAGAATGAGTGGTTTGGTAAGGACCAGATCATGACCAACGCGGCTCTTCTCATTGATGCCCAGCTAAAGGAAGAGGGATTTGATCCTTCCGACGATGAGTACTACGATGAGGTCGATTCAAGGCTTTCTCGTCAGTTTCCTCAGAAGTTCAAGGATCTAAAGGTAAATTCCCAAGATGAGTCGGAAGATGATTCTGGGAATACTACAAACGCTACGAAGGCGGCGTCACGTCCTTCTCAGGTGGTTTCGGGTGCGTCACGCACATCCAAAGCCTCTACAACTTCTCGTGGCAACAAGGTCAAGCTCACACAAGAGGATGTCCGACTTGCACAGAAGTGGGGTATTCCACTTGAAAGATATGCAGCGGAAAAGCTTAAGGCTGAACAGGCCAATGGCGACTACACTCCAATCTGATATACACAAAACTAAGCGTGGAAGGAAATAAACAATGACACGGGAACTAAATTCACGAACTGCCAACACTCGCGAGAACGAAAAGCGCAAGCTTGTATTCGAGGAGCCAAACTGGCTGGACATTCCGGAAACTGTCCGCCAGCGATTTTCAAATAGCGGAAATGCTCTTCGATGGATTAGGATTTCAATCAAGAACGAAGAAGATTACCAGAATATTGGTAAGCGTCTAGCGGAAGGTTGGGAACTAGTTCAAGCTGACGAGGTTCCAGAGATGATGGCATCCTCTGTCGTGAGAGAGGGAGGGCGTTATTCGGGTGCTGTCTGCCGTGGAGATCTAGCACTGGCAAAGATGCCAGCCGAGCTAGCTGAATCTCGCCAACGCTTCTATGAAAATAGGAGCAGGGAAATGGTACAGGCTGTCAATTCTCAGCTACTGAGTAATTCAGACAGTCGCATGCCAATTTCTGTAAACAGCAAGACAAATGTCAGTAGGGGGAAGTCTCCTTCGTTTCAGGACTAAGTAGATTTGAACCTCTTCACACTAATCTTGCACTTGTCAATGTCTATCAAATAAGAAGGGAAAGTGTAATATGACTACTTCAAAGACACTATCCGGTCTTACTCCTTCACGCGTTGCTGGTGCCGCCTATAACACACAAGGTACTAACGAGTATCCAGTTTCCACTGGCTATTCTTCAAATATCTTTATGGGCGACATTGTAAAGGTTGTGAACGGGTATGTACAGGTAATCACCTCGACGGAAGATTTTGCTCGTGGTGTTTTCATGGGTTGCCGTTATGTTCAGAATGGCGAGCCAAAGTGGAGCCGTTACTGGCCCGCTAATACTTCAGCTTCAGAAATCTATGCACAGGTAGTCGATGAAGCTGCTGCAACGTATCTCATTCAGGCTGATGCATCGCTATCAATTGGCGATATCAACAGCCAGAACTTTGCTGTAACACTAGGTGCTGGTTCAACTGTAACCG